AGGTCGAAGGTGTAGTTCGCCATGCCGAGTTCGGCAAAGGCTTCCTCCACGAACTGGCGCTTGGTGTAGCTCATGCGGCGAGCAGCGCGTCGAGCGTGGCTTGGGTCGTGGCGCTGTCGGCGTCCAAGGACGCCACCAGAGCGATGTCACCTCGCTGCGCCGCAGCGGCTCGCTGCTGGGCGTTGAAGGCGAGCCGGTTCTGCAGGAGTTTGATCAGGTCATCGAGGCTCATGATGTGTCCTTACGGGGCCGCGTAGCCTTGGAGTGCTGCGTACACCGCGCCCGCGCCCGAGGCGGTTGCGGTCTGAATTTGCAGGGCGACGTTGGGCGACCCGCGCAATGGGATGGGGAACTCGATGTTCCTTCCCGAGAGCAGGCCAGCAGTCGGGATGCGGGTCATCCACAGCACCTTGTGGAAGGTGGCCGTCACGCCCGTGCCAGAGATTGCCAGCGTCGAGCCGCCCCGGGTGGCCGACAGCGTGATCGTCGTGGTCGCGGGCACGGTCAGGACGTAGTACGTCACACCCGTCGAGATGCCGGTCACCGTCGAGGCCGAAAACACCACCGCATCGCCAACCGCGAGGTTGTGCGCAGCAGAGACGGTCAGCGTGTTGGACGCGATGGTCTGCGAGGAGCAGGTCTGGTCAGGCTCGCGGATGCGGAAGTCGGTGGCGTTGGTCAGCGCCTCGGACATGAGATCGAGGCTCGTGACGTAGTTGCGGATGCCCGCGCCCGCCGCCTCCTTGACCTGCAAGGCGGTTGCCGTGTTGACGAGGCCGCCCACGTTGGCGGGGACTTGCCAGTCTGCCTCGGGGATCGAGTACGGGCGCACCACGCCCGCGCCGATCATCGTGCCCATCCAGCCCACGCTGTCGCCCGCAGCCGACATTGCCGCGATGTTGGCGTTGCTCGCCCGCAGGCCGGCGGTGACCGGGTTGCCGATGGCGGCATCCACCGCGACAGTACCGGCGGCGGCAACGGTGCCCGAAGACACGGTAACGGCCGGCGTGTTCTGAACCGACACCGGAGCAGCAGCCGAGATGTCACCGCTTGGACGCGGCAGCGTTTCAACGCGGAACCGCTCGTAGTCGAACAACCGAACGAACGACACACGCAGATCCGTGCGCCGGATCACACCGCCACCGCACAGCGTCACGCCGTTTACAGCCTGACCCGTCAGCAGCAGACCCGTGCCGCCCGTGCAGCCCGTAAACGTGGTGCCCGTCGTGCCGGTGTAGGTGATGAGTTGGAAGCCCTGCGTGGTGTTGACCCAGAACGTGCCAGAGGCCGGGTAGCCAGTGGTCGAGGCCACGTTGATCGTGGCCTGGGGAAGCGTGGTGTTGTTGGACGCCGAGGTAATCGTCGTGCCCAGCGTGTCTGCCGGGTACGGGGCCGGTGGGGTGTAGCTGCTGGTCGGAGGCACCAGCCACAGCGAGGCAGCAGAGGCTTGGCCGATCTTCCAGGCCCCGTCGAGATTGAGCGTGGCACCCGTCGTGTTGTCGCGCACGCCGACGATGTTGACCAGATCACCAACCGCAAAGCCGGTCGTAGCGCTGATTGCCAGGGCAAGCTGGCGCGTGCCGTCAGCGAGGGTCTGCATCGAGGCAGACTGGATCGCCATCGCACCCGCGCCCAGCGCCGACATCAGGTTGCCGCCCTGCACCTTGGCGACGTAGCCGCCGTAGCTGGTGATCGTGCCGGAAGTACCGATGGTGATCGTGAACGTGGTCGCGTCGGTGACTGTGACGGAGGTGGCCGTGGTGATGTTGGGGAACTCCGCAGCACCTTGTGCGCGGATGCCGTAGATCACAACCAAGTCGCCGGTCACGAGGCCGTGAGGCGTGGCGGTGGTGATCGTGCCGGTGGTGCTGGCGCTCTTGACCGCCGAGACGATCTGCGCACTCGGCACCGTCAGCGACTTGCTGTTGACCGCCCGGAACCGCAGCTTGTAAGTTTCAGCCGGGTCCGGGCACACCTGGGTGCGCAGGCCACGCGATGTACTGGCCGCAACAGCATCTACCGCACTATCTGCCCACTGTGTGCGATCCGCCTGCACCAGCATGCGGTACTCAGACGTCGGGCTGAAGCTGTACTGGTACGCGACTGCGCCAGCAAGCTGGATGGAGGCCGTCGTTGCAATGGTGGTCGTCTGGTTGCCAGCTACCGTACCACTGGGCAGAACATCGCCCGACTCGGAGCGGATGTAGAGGCTGGCGTTGGTGGCCGTCGCGTTCTCAAAAATCTGCGACAGGCCGTTTTGGGCGCGGCCCAGGCGCTCGCGGAAGAACACAAAGCCCTTCGCGCCAGCCGGGTTGGTGATGGTCTGGGACGCGATGGTGCCGCCGGGGCCAGCCGTTGCTGTGAACTGGGTCGGACTCGGCGTCGTCGCCACCACCAGCGCCGGGTAGTTGGCAAGCTGGTTGGAGCAGTCCCGAATGCCGATACTGGTGCCGACTGAGAGGCCGTGCGGCAGCACCGTATCGACGGTCAGCGTCGTGGTAGCCTGGGTGATAACGTTGATCGCCAAGTCCGAGCGAGCGGGAAGCGCCTCGTTCGTATCCACCACCTCGACGCTGAACTCCTGCCCCAGGGTCCGCTGCGACATCGAAAGGCCAACAGCCAGTTCGATGGGCATGGAGAACGCGAAGGTGGATTCAACGTCCGTTTGCTGACCCGCCACCAGCGGGTTCTTGCTGATGACGAGGTAGGACGCGGCGGCAGCGTTGCCATCCACAAATACGAGGTCACCAGAACCCAGCGTTTGAGACCAGCGGGAGCCCTCCGTATTAGGGCTGTAGTTTTCAAACGCCTCACGAATCTTGTTCGTGATGTTTGCAGTATCTACACAGGCGCGGCCATCTACGGCTTTCCACAGAGACGCACGCCCAGTGCTACTGTCCGTCAACGGAGCAAAACCACCCATCGTGGCCTCCTTTTAAGAGTCAACGATTAGGCGCTGGCCGGATTTGCAGCGCCGTCATCTCCGCGCACCACGTAACTGATGATGATCGTTGCAGCGCCCGTGGTCAGGCCCGCGCCTGCCAGCGTGTAGGTCACGATGGCATCCGCAGCGCCGACGTTGAGCCAGCCGCCGGGGGTCGTCGCGTTGGCCGTCAGTGCCACACCACCCACGTTGGTCACGGTGCCGTTGGTCGTGAAGTCCACACCACCGATGCTCAGCTTGCAGGTCGTTGCCGCGCTGAAGACCGCCGTGGTCACCACCGCGACCGAAGTCACCTGCGCGCCCGCAGGCAGGACGAACGCCGTGCCCGTCAGGGTGCCAAACACCACGTTGGCGGATTGGGAGACCACCGTGGCCCCCATGTTGCGAATCGTGCCCGCCGTGGTGCCGGTCGTGTTCTTGACCGTGCCAAGCAGCCAGGGGCCGAGATGAGAGGCGAAGCCCATGATATTTCCTCAGTCTGCGCCCGTCGTCCTTGAGGAAGGTCTGCCGAGTCAGTCGGCGGGCTGGGGTTGAATCTCGGAATAGGGGTTTTGTATCACAGTATCGCCGTTTACGCAAGCCCTGCTTTGCGACAAGCGGTACACGCGCCTTTTGTCAAGCGCGGGGCGATATGCCCATGCTTGCAGGGCTCTCCGGTGAAGTAGTGCTTCTCGCCCTTGTCCTTGGCTCCCTGCCGCGTGCGGGGCAGGTGTTTGAACTCTTCCGGAATCTCAACGGGCGTAGGGGGCTCTACAGGCGCGTCTGCGTAGCAGAACAGCCATCCGGCCAGCTTACCCTTGGTAATCGGCTTCTGAGCCTTCATGGTCCGGACAAGCATCTGATACGGCACGCCAAGCGTTTCACCGGCAAGGGCAGTCCCTGGGAAGTCTTGGCGCGACCCGTCAGGCAAGATGGCGTAGACCGGACGGCGCATCTTCTCCTTGGACTCTTCGGTGTGGGCGCGGCCTGCCCAATGCCCGTAATGCCCTGCGGCGGCAGCGGCTTGGATCTTGGCGCGGCCTTCTTCCGATACCTTGCGCCCTGGGCCTTTGGGTTTACCTCTTTGAGCGTCCCCGATCTTTTGTCTGGTTTCTTGGCTGCGCTCCTTGCCCTCCCAGTACGCAACAGGGTTGGCCTTTTTGCTGGCGCTGATCTTAGCCTTGGTTTCTTCTGTGTGCTGTTTGCCTACGCGGGGATGGTTAAAGTAGTCCTCGGCGTAAAAATCTTTGAGCGTCTGGGAAATCTGTTGCTTTTGTTCTTCTGATACGGGCCTACCAAAGTTTGGATGCCTTTCTTTTTGGATACCACGCATGGGCGCACCCGACCTCAGCCCCGCGTTGTAGCAATAAGGTTTGCCAACATGCTGCACAAGCCACAAATCTTCGGCCTCCTGCAAAGACTCTTCGTCTGGGATCTGCGCAACTACTTTAAACGCAAACTTTTCTTCGCCGTACTTGTTCCACGCGGCTTGCAAATGCAGGCAGTGATGAACTCCGCGCCTTAGTTTATTTCGATGCGTTCTAAACCGCTCTCTTTGGTTGCTTGTACTTCCGACATAGAACTTATCGTTCACTAGGTTGATGATCTTATAGATGACTTGGGTCATGGCTAGCTCCGTTACAAGGCCAAGACCGTAATCTACACGCCGTGTATGGCGTTGTCAACAGCGGGCAAAGAAAAAGGGCCCCGGAGGGCCCTTTGCAAGCGTAAGTGCTTGATTTTACTGACGTTTTTGCGTCAGGCGCCAGGGCTTCCAAAGGCTCCCAAAGGATCAGAGACTCCAAAGCTGTAGCGCTCTCGCGCCTTGTACCGGCTATTGCCGGTGTCGAAATCGCCGTCCATCGACGTAGACATCGCCACGCGCACGAAGTGCTTCAGGCCGTTGGGAACGTCGGTCTTGAGGAACCATGCGTTCGTGTCGGTCAGGAAGTGGTTCACGGCGTACCCTTCCGGGATCGAGCCGTTGCTCTTCAGCGCGTTGATGTCGTTGTCCGTGGTCCCGACGCGCAGAGAGGTCTCCAGCAGGCGGGTGGCGACGAACATCAGGCTCGGCGGAACGATCAGCTTGCGGGGCTTGGCTGCGATCAGCAGGCCACGCTCGTCCGTCCACGCGGCGATCTGAATGACGGCGGCTTCCAGGGAAGTCTCGTTCAGGTCAGCGCCAGTGGTCGGGCGGTTGCTGTTGGTGCCGCCGTTCACGAGCGGGTGATCCGTCGCAAACAGGCTCTTGCCGTCGCCGTACGTGACGGCACCGGAGAACCCGTTGTTCAGGATGGCCGCAGCCTTCACCTGCTTCGTGTACGCCATAGCCCGGGCGAGGGCCTTGGTGTAGCGCGCCGAGAGACTGTCGTACAGGTTGTCTTCCACCGCCTCTTCGGTGATGGCGAAACCCATAGCGACGGTCTCGTGGTTGTACCGCGCCGTCCAGGCTTCCTGGGCGTTGTCGTAGCGAATGGCCGAACCTTCGTTCTTGACCGGTGCAGCGCTGAAGCCGGAGAGCTTGGTCTCCTCTTCAAACGAGCGCTCGGAGGTCTCCGTTTCGTAGATCTCCTTGTGCTCTTCGCCGTAGCGCTTGTACTCCATGCCGAACAGCGCGTTCAGGCCGGGGAGCAGTTCCTTGAGTAGTTGGGCACGAGAAATTGCCATTTGAGTGCTCCTTTAGGCAGTCGTGCTGCTGTAGTAGCCGTGGATCAGCAGGTTGACCTTCACCAGCACCTCGGGGTACTGCGTGAAAACGATGGTCGAAGCTGCCGGGATTGCGGTCACGCCGCCAGGAACTGCGATGGCCGCGTTGAGCGTCACCGAGGTTGCGCCAGCCAAGGCCGCACTTGCCACGAAGGACGAGGTCTCGATGAGTTGACCATTCGGGGCGATGTACGCCACGCTGGTGCCCACCGGAATCGCCGCAGGCAGGCCCGTACCCGTGAGGGTGATGGCGGTGCCAGACGAGGAGCCCGAGGCCGAGACCGAGAACGCAGTGTCGTCCACCACGCCCACGCAGCGCACCGGCAGGATCGTGGACACCGGGGTAGCCGTGGGGGCCAGCACGGCGTTAGCCGAGTTGCCCGTGGCGGTGGAGCCGGTGTTGTTGACCATGCTCAGGTTGGTGCCAACCATCGCCAGCGCGCCCGAGGCGACCGTCGTGCCAGACGAGCAGACCACGGCCTTGAAGACCGTATCCGGATCGTCACACACGATAGCCACCGCGTCACCGGCCAGCGTCGAGGCGGGCCAGTATTGCGAGAAGCGCTTTTGCTTGGTCACCGGGTCGGTGAACGAGCAGCCGAGGAAAATTCCAGTGATTTGGTTTGCACCCGTGCCGGTCGAGACCGAAGCGCGAGTGATGAAACCACGCGACAGCACCACGAAATCTCCGTAGAAGAGATCCGTGGCGAAGGCGTACTGGATGGGCAGAGAGCGGGTGGAGCCCGCAAACACCTGCCCGCCGATCAGATTGACCGGCTGAAGACCGTAGGGACGGTCAACGCTGGGGTATGCCATTTGTTACTCCGAAAGTTGGGAACCGCGTCCGAACTTCACCTTGCTCTGGCGCTCGCTGAAGAGCGGCATACGAGGGTTGTTCTCGCGCATGAACGCGTTGTCCACTGAATCCATCTGGCCCTCCGCCTGACGGCGGTAGAACTCATTGCGTTGTTCAGCGAACTCCGCAGGGATTTTGCACAGCATCAGTCCGCCGACCTGAATGGTGTCTGCGAACCGCCCCTTG